ATGAACCACCCCACCTCTGCTAAGAATAAAAAATCTAAAGGATATACTCCTACATGGGAATGGACATCAAGATAATGGATGCTTTACTTACCCTTCTTTTTTTGCTATTTGTTTGTATACTCTTAATTATTCCCATTTTCGTTCTATTGGTCTTAGGTTTTGCCGTTAAAGCCATGTATGATATTAAGAAAACAAACTATGACCTTTGACTATAAAGCATCTATGACTAAGGGTCATAAGTATAATGAATTGGTTGGAAAGCGTATAGCTTCAGAAGGTATCTCCTGTACCGTCCCAGAGCTATACCTTGTTAAGGATCTCTCTGAGATCCCAGACATGACCAAGTATGAAAAAGATATCATATTGGATCCAATTGATGAGGTTCTAGAGGTTAAGTCCAGAGACCTATGGTTTACAGATGATCTTCGCACCTACCCGCACAACAACCTTATTGTGGATACCGTCTCAGGATACGATACAAAACAGCAGAAGCCTATGGGCTATGTATTTGTCTCTCAACGTGCAGGTGGAATGATTTGTCTGCCTACCTACACAAAAGATACTTGGGAGAAAAAAGTCCTTTACGATAAGTACAGAGACCTTCACGATACCTTCTACATTGCCTCAATAGAGCACTGTAAGCCCTTTACAGCCCTTGTTAAGCACATTAAGGATAGAATAGACCAATGACGTGTATTGTAGGTATCGCACATAACAAACAAGTTTATTTGTCATCGGACAGAGGTCTTTCAGATGACGATATCATCACCTCTATGTCTGCACCCAAGATTAGATTAAATGATAAGTATCTAATCGGATACGCAGACTCTCCAGGTACAGGTCAACTTCTTCATTGGATCACCTTGCCTACCCCACCACGCAGTAATGTAGAAAAGTTTATGCGTACTACCTTTGTCAATTCGGTACGAAAGCAATTGGTAGATTCTGGGGTAGACCTAAAAGAAAATGCTCATGCTTCTTTCCTAATTGGAGTATCTGGACACCTATTCTTTGTGGACACCACAGACTGGCAAGTAACAGAATGTGAGTATATGTCTATTGGCTCAGGTGCATCAATTGCTATGGGTTCTCTATACACCACCCAGTCTTGGAAGTCTCCAGAAAAAAGAGCAATTACGGCAGTCTCTGCTGCCATAGAGCTCTCACCGTCCTGCATGGGACCTATAGACAATTTAGTTATTTAGCATGTGTCATGCTATGGTTGTTCTTTCTCGCCGCCGAATTTCGCCGTTATTTATTAAAGAAAAGGTATAATGTTAAACATGGTTAATATATTAGGATTACATTTTGGACACGATGGCTCAGCCTGTATTGTAAAGGATGGCAGACTAGTATCTGCAATTAGTACAGAAAGACTAAATGGAATTAAAAAGTTTTATGGGGTTATTCCATCCACTATAGATTATGTTCTTAAAAAGGCTGGTCTTGGATACGAAGACATTGACGTAATTACTTTGGCTGATTATATTGGAAGTAACTCTCATGACACCTTAAAGCTTTTTGATAAAAGTGGTACAAGAATAGAGCTCTGTTCTCAAAATGTTTTTGGTAATGAGATGATTGAGTTGGTCGGAGAGCTTAATGGTTTTAAAATTCCTGTAATTGCTTTACCTCATCATACCTGCCATGCTGCATCTGCTTTTTATACAAGCAATTTAGATGAGTCTGTAGTTTTAACTATGGACGGCTGTGGAGGAGATTTAAGATCTAGCAGTTGGTTAGCTGTTGGAAAAGGAAATAAGTTAAATCATGTAGACTATCCAGGAATGAGAGTTGGTGAGCTTTACGGAGATTTTACAGTTTTACTTGGATTAGGACCTTCAGTGTACAAGGCTGGTAGCACAATGGGTCTTGCCTCTTATGGAAAGCCATCGGAAAGTGTTGTTTACAATAGTGATAAATGGATAGAAAAACTTTATGCTAAAAATTATCACTGGTCTGAGGCTGGACCTATATTTCATGCAATATGGGAAGAAGAACAAGTTGAAGTAAAGCATATAGAATACGACAATAGTTCTGATGCAACATATTATGAGCAATTAATGGAAACATGTGAGTGTAACCTTGAGCCACATGGAGGAAAGGGATCAAAAGATATATACCCATTTGAAACTAAATCTGGAATGACACAGGCTGCAAATATACAGTACTTATTTGAAAAACAAATTCTAGACACAGTTGATAAAAATATTAGAGTTAATGAGCAAACTAAAAACGTAAATAATATATGTCTTGCTGGAGGATCTTTCTTAAACTGCAATGCAAACTCTGCCATAAAAGCAACTGGATATTTTGATAATGTACACCTATTTCCTGGTGCTGGAGATGATGGTATTTGTGTTGGGTCTGCACTTTACTATGCCCACCATGTCCTTGACTACCCAAGAGAAACATATAGCTTTTCAGACTTAGCCTACATGGGAAGTGAAAGTGTTGAGTTAAAGGAAGAAGAATATGCCTACTTAGCAAATGAAATTGCTAATGGTAAAATTATTGCTTGGGTATCTGGTGATTCTGAATATGGACCTAGAGCTCTTGGTCACAGAAGTATTTTAGCAGACCCACGAAACTTTCATAACAGAGAAATCTTAAACTTTTTAGTTAAAAAGAGGGAATGGTTTAGACCATTTGCTCCAGTAGTACTTGAAGAAGAGGCACATAATTGGTTTGAACCTAGTGATCCTAGTAAGTATATGTTGTTTACACAAAGGGTACTACAGCCTGAAAAGATTCCTGCCGTAACGCATATTGATAATACTGCTAGAATGCAGACTATTAATGAGGAAGATAACAAGCCATATTACAAATTAATTCAGGAATTTTTTAAGATTACTGGAATACCAATGTTAATTAATACCAGCTACAATGCAAATGGAAAACCAATAGTTCATAGCAAGCAACAGGCTTTAAACGCATTTCATACAAATAGTGGAATAGATATTCTGGTGCTTGATGGAAAGATTATTACTAAGTAATTACTTTTTTCTTTTAGCAATTAGTACGTCAAAGTCTTTCTTCTTTGTACCACCATCGTAGGTCCAGGCATATCCTTCTTTAATCATAGATTCATTTACGGATAGTTTTTCACCATCTACATATATCCAACCAAGGATACGACCATACTTCTCTGTGCTATCTGGAAGCTCCGTCTTAATTACAATAACTTTGGCATCTTTAAGTCTTCCACTAAGGTAATCTTTTACCTCTAAGCCAAGTGCTTTTTCTTTAATATCTTTTGTTCTAGACTCAGGGGTATCAATACCAGCTAATCTTACCCTCTGTGTATACGAAACATTAAAGCCAAGATCAATATCAACATCAATAGTGTCACCGTCAACCACCTTTAAAACTTTTTTTACACTATACTCGTACATTATTTTAACCCACTAAATGGTGTGCCTACCCAAAGACCCTTAGACATATCATTTATATCATCGTCTTCATCATCGCTAGACATATTTACATATCCATCTGGGATTACTGCAAATCTACATTTACCATCAGGCTCTACATCAAATGCGATTACCTCGCAGACACTACCACCTGCGTATAAGGCACAGTTAGAGCATTTGACTCCAATTTCTTTTTCGTCATTTTTTTCTGCAGATTCATAACCTGCCCAGATTCCTGAACCATCTTCATTAAACTTACCATACTGATTTGCAATAGAAACAAGAGCATCGTGTAGTGCCTTTTCGTCTGGGGTTAATAAATCTTCTAAACTCATACTTATATTATACAATAAGAAAGACCAGGATGGTCGTGAGAATCACCCTAGTCTAACTTAGTTTTATTATATACTATCCAGCTTTTTTGTCTACTGGAGCAAAGGCTGCATTGATTTCGCTAGCACTTAGCTTACCATCGTCTAGGAAGGCTCTAGCGAGCTTTTCTACTACTGTTGCAACTCCAAGTGTTCCAGCCATAATTACGGCTGTTAGAGTGTCAATTCCAACAAGGGAACCTGCACCAATGATTGATAGACCAGATGCTGCAAATACTGCAACAATTCTGAAAAAGATATTCCAGATGTTTGTTACGGCTGTTGAGCCAATAACTTCTTCTTCTGCTTTATTCTTTACCATTTTCTTTTTCCTCCTGTTCTCTAAACTTCATTGAAAGTAACCAAACTATTACGCATAGCAAAATTGCCCACCCTACTACTGTTTTAGCAGACCCGTCAAGGACTGCCCATGCTACGAACATACCAAGAAGGGTGAATGTCTGGTTCAATGTTTCACGGAACTTATCTTTTAACCATTTCTTCATTATCTTATCCTCCCTGTTATTAAATTAGTTGATGCTATTACCTGTCCAACAATAATGGACGCAACAACCACGGTTTGTGATTCTTCACGTTGTTCTGGTGTCATGTCTGCACCAATGTTAGCTGCAGCAGTAAGAGCCTTGCCAGGATCTGTAAATATTGCACCTAAAATTTCTGATGGATTTTCAAATATTTCCAAAGCATCTGCTACCTCTGCAAAAAGGATTACGCCATTGTCTAACATAACTGGCTGATCGTCTGGCAAATCTTCATAGTCAAGACCAAGTTCATCAATTAATTCGGTTGAAATTGCATTCCCGTCTGCTTGTTCCAAGATAACATCTACGAGCAATTCTCTTTCATCTTCACTCAGTACCCCATCTTCAGTTAGAGAGTCTGAAAGTCCAGATACTTCATCTTCAGATATGAAGCCATCTCCTAAGAAAGTATCAATTAATTGTTCTGTCTCAATATCTGAGATAACACCGCTTTCAGTAAAATCCTCAATAAAAGTGTCTATTTCTTCATCAGTTATTT